CGTTGACGACCTTGTAGACGCTGGTTTTGGCGTTTTCCAGCACAGCGATCACTTCGTCGGGCACCTCGCACGGAACGCCGCGGGGAATCTGGTAGACCACGCCATTGACGCCGACCGGGACGGCGTTCTGGCCTTCTTCGTCACCGCTGGCGTGAATGGTGATGGTGCGGCGTGCGGCGACCTGGCCAGCTGCCTCGGCCTTGGCGCGCGGCTTGGCGGTTTTGGTGGCGACTTCAGGCGCGTCGTCAATGGTGGAAATTTGTTCGCTCATGGGGGCTTCCTCGCAAAAAGAAACGGCCCCGAAGGGCCATAAAAAAACCCCCGCTGCATTGCTGCAAGCGGGGTTAGTTGGATGAGCCGTCAGGCTCAGTTGGTAGCGGAAACTTCAGCCCTGAGAATCCAGAGGTCATTCAGGATCACGGCCGTTTGCATGGTCTTGAAACCAGCCGAACCACGCTGAGCCAGCGGGTCGCTGTCGGACGGCTTCGGGTTGACGACCATCGGGGTGACGGCGTAGGCGCCCTTCAGGGCGATGATGCCGTAGGCGTCCTTGCCCAGGTACAGGACCGGGTAGACGTCGGCGTTGGTGCCGGTGGTGGACAGCATGGTGCCCTTGGCCGCGCCTGCATCGGCCCACGGCTCGAAGATGGTCGAGGTGACGTAGCGCACGTCATCGATCTTGCCCAGCTCGTTTTCCCAGGGAGTGATGGTGCCGTACTTCTCAGCCGGGGTGAAGCCGGCCAGGCTGCGGATGTCGCGCTCGAGGTCGGGGTGGACCAGGCCGACGTAGCCGGGCGACACGTTCTCGGTGCCGAACGACGGTGTGCTGCGGATGATGCTGGTGATCGGGCGAGCGTTCTGGCGCTTGAGGGCGCGCACGGCGCGACGCTGCAGGTCCAGGGTGATCGGCGTGTTGACCGCGTTGCGGGCAGCGCCGTTGGCGTAGGCCACGTTGGTGCCGGCCTTGATGATGCCGAAGCGCATTTTCTCGACCATCTGGGCAGCCTGCTCGCCCAGCAGGCCAACGGTCTCGTTCAGCACCGGGTCTTCGTGGGTGTCGAGGATCACGTCGGACAGAGTCACCACCTCACCCATCTGGGTCAGGGTGGCCGTCACGTCGGTGTGGGTCAGCTTGGTCGAAGCCGGGGTGACGCCTTCGGTCAGGGTCTTCGGGGTGTTCGACAGCGCGTTGTAGCGCCGGAACTTCATGACCGAGCTGTTGTTGGCCGGCAGGGCCTTGGCTTGGCCGAACTTCTCCAGGACCAGGTAGGGCTGGCCACGGGTCAGCAGTTCACGGGCTGCGAAAGCAGCGGTACGGGCGGAAATATCGCCAAAAACGGTAGAGGGCATAAGTTACTCCTTGGAATGCCACATTTCGGATGGGTCGGTGGACCCGCAAAAATGAGCAAACGTCTTGGACCTTTTGCCGTATGCACCAGCAAAAACACCGCCTGTCCGGCCGTCTGCGGCGCCGGGTGGGCGTGTCGCTGGCCGTGGGGCGGTGTGCTGGTGCGCGACTCGGTAAAGTCGTGCTCTTTCTCAGGTGATGGGTTGATGCGCTCAATCCATCAAGGCGCTGTTTGCGAGGCAGTTGGTTGCCGCGCGGGCAGATTCGGGAATTAGGTGAACGAGTTCCAGGCGGCTTCGTAGTCGCTGGAGACTTCCGGCTGGGCCGGCAGGCGCATGCCGCTGCGGCCAGTTACGCTTTGCGCGGCCATCATGGCGGCGTCGGGCTCGTCCTGGGGTTGGGTGGAGGCGGCCTTGAAATCGCTCAGGAGCTTGACGACCTGGCGGGCGCTGCCGCCCGAGACGATGGCCTTGGCCTGCTCGGCCTTGTCGCCCAGCGATTCCATCCACTGCTTGAACTCGCTCGACTGCGCGACTTCCATGAAGTCGGGGTGCGCGTCGGCAATGGTCTCGAAGTGGTTGCGCGCCTTGTCGTCGGTCAGGCTCGAGACCAGCTGATCCACGTTGCCGGCCACGGTGCTGACTTTCTCGTCGGCCACCTTGCCGGCGATCTCGGCGGCGCGCGACTCGATCACCTGGGTCAGTGCGCGCACGAAATCGTCGCCGAAGTCCTCGGCCAGTGTGGCCATGACTTCATCGATCGGCTGGGTCTCCATGGCGGCGGTGGCGGCCTCGACATCCGGGATGGCGCCATCAGCGGCCATGCCGGCGTCGCCGGCTTGCTCGCGGGCCTTGAGCTGCGCATCCAGTGCCTTGAGGCGACCTTCCCAGGATTTCAGGCGCTGACGCTCCTTCTCCATGTCGGCCGGCGCACCGGCATCTGCTGCCATGGTCGCCTCGGGGGAGTCGGCGCCCATCTCGGGTTCTGCGGCTTCCATGGCTTCGGTTTCGCCGGATTCAGCGCTTTCGGCGCCGCCCTCGGCCTGCTCTTCCAGAGCTTCGCCAAGGTCCAGGCCAGCGGCCATGTCCTCGGTCACATCGCCGCCATTGACGGCGGCACCCTCGTTGAACATGGCTTCAAAATCATCTTGCGGTTTGAGCATAAGAAACTCCTCGATCACGGGCAAAGGCCGGTTGCCCGGCTCAACTGTCCTGCCAGGGGCAGGGTCTGAGTATTCAGATGGCGGCTTCCGGCCGGCCATTGATGACGGCCAGCAAGTCGCGCATGGTCTTGATGCTGCTGCGGTGGTCCTGGATCTGGTCGACAGGGCAGCTCGTCAGCATTTCTTTCTCGGCCTCGATCCGGGCCTCAAGCAGTTTTGCTATGGCCCGATTCCCTGCGCTTTGCGCCAGTTCTGCCACCAGCTTGGCGGCCTGTTCGATGTGTTGCATCAGTCGAAAGCTGCGGTTTGGATGCCCTGGCGCATGCCGCGGCGACCGGTGGCAGGGTTGGCTTGCTGTTGGGGCACCATGGCAGGCATGTCGCCCTGGACTTCCTCGGTCATCAGGTCGGCGATGGTTGCGTCTGCCGTGGCATCCTTGAAGCCAGCACTGCGCAGGATCTCATCGGCAGCGGGCGCCGACTGCAGGCTCGAAGCGGCAGCGCCGCCCGCCTGGATCGCCGCGTAGATGGCCTCGACCTTGGCATCGATCGCGCGCGCCATGGTCAGCTCAATGTTGGCGGCCGCCTCGCGAGCCTTGGCGGCCACCAGCTCGGCCTCTGCCGTCACCTTGGCCGCCTTGCCCATGGCTTCTTGCAGCTGGGCCTGCATCATCTGCTCTTGCAGCTGTTGGGCCTGCTGGTTTTGCTGGGCGGCCTGCTCGCTCTTGACCTCATCCTCGGTCTTGACGATCTCGCTGAGCTCGTTGGCTTCGGCGCGCAGCCGGTTGAGCTTGTCGCGCTTGATGTACGGCGCATCCAGCGGGTTTGCAGTCATGGCAGCGAACTCGTTGAGCTGGCGGGCCCGGATCTCCTTGGCCACCAGGCTCGAAGTGCCGCGCGCAATCACGGCGTAGTCGCCCTTGATCTCGGGGTTCGGGTTGAACCGCATGTTCCAGCGGTACATGGCCTCGACAAACGGCCGCGTGATGCCCTCATCCCAGTTCGCGACCAGATCCTTGATGACGATGTTGGCCGCGCCCATCAGCATGGACATGCCCGACGCGGTGCCGGCCGCACCCTGGCTGGCGTTCTCGCCGCTCATGTAGCGCGGGATGGCGGTGGTCTCGTCGGCGTTGGCCTCGAACATGGCCTTGATGCCTTGCAGGTCGCCCAGGCGGCCATCAATGCTCACGGGCACGACGGCGCGCTGGCCGGGGCTTTGACCGTTGCGCAGCCAGACCTTCCAGGCCGACACGTCATTCAGGTCTTCGTACTTGGACAGCAGGCTGGGTGTGACCTCGAACATTGGTCCACTGGCCAGCGCGCCGTTGTCCAGCAGCATGCGGGTGGAGCTGTTGATCATCTCCTGGTCGTCACGCATGATCGATGCCAGGCCCTCGGCAAAGATGCTCGACTCGTCCTTGTCGAACTGGTACAGGTGGAACGGCCACAGCACGCCATCGATCGGCTTGAGCGCCGCCATGATGACGACGCCATTCGGCAGCAGCCAAACCACGGAGAAAAAAGCCTCGTGCGCCCGGCTCTCGGGCACATCGACGCCGATCTGCTGCAGCTGGTCGCCGCGCAGGTAGCCCCAGCGCTCCAGGATCTCGTACTGGCCGATGCGCTGCTCGGTGCCGATGCGGCTGCCGATGCTGCGCAACTCGCTGTCCGGCAGTCGTGTCACCACTTGGCCCAGCGGGTGGCCCTTGATGTAGTCCTTGATCGCCTGGCGGCCTGCCTTGAATGCCGGTCGGTCGGCCAGCTCGGCCAGGTCATGCGCCGTCATCAGGTGACGCTGGAACACGAATCGGCACTGCGTCAGCTCGGTCGCAGTCATGTCCGGGTAAAAGTCCCACAGCGGCACAAACGAGACGGATGGCGCGTAGAAATACTCTTCCTTGGGCACCCACTTGCCGTTGACCTGGGAAAACTTGGTGCGCGCGCGCCGCTCGACGGTCGGACCCTTGATGATGCCGGTGCCATAGAGGTGGCACGAATGGATGGCCTGCAGGCTGACCTGGCGGTAGCGCGCCTCGATCAGCTGGTCGTTGATCGTCTGGCTCATCTTGCCGGCCGCCTTGTTGGCGACATCGCGAATGACCTGATTGATCGTCAAGTCGTCCACCGGTTGGCCAGCTTTCGTCAGTTGGTTCAGGGTGTTCTTGACCAGCTGCTCCTGCTGCTTGCTCAGCATGGGAATGGGCGTCGGATCGATGCTCCAGTTCTTCTCGCTGCCGGCCGGAAACAGCAGGTCATTGACGCGGGCATTGACCGTCTTGACCTTGACGCGCGTCTTGCGCACAAAGACGCGGCTGCGACCGGACATCTTGGCTTCATCTTCCGGCTCGTACAGCCCCTTGAATTGCCGCAGGTCGCGCAGCCAGCGCAGCTCGGTCAGCTT